AAAAAAAATTTGGAAACACAAAAAAAACTCATACCTTTGCACTATGTAGAAGTTACAATTATTATTAACACTTTAAAATTATTACCGTTATGCAAAGATTTATTATTTCAGTTAAAGACAGAAATACTGGTCGTGATGTTTTTTCGCCTTATGTTGTTAATTCTCTCGATGGTCTTGGACGCTATTGTGAACGTTTTTGTCCATTGGGTTTTATTGTTGTTGTGGACTCGATTAAAGAGGAAAATGATTTTGTTGAACTTAAAAATCAAAGTCATAATGAAGAGTAATAATATTTGGAAAATTGTAATTGGAGCTGTTTCGGCAGCTCTTGGTTATATTCTTAATGCTATTGGATTATGAATAGTGCTCTTATGGATTTTCTTGAGCATCTGTTGTCTTTTAACTTGCATTTTACGATAACAAGTGCTAAACGCTCTATTGCTGAAAATAAGGCTGCCGGTGGTGTCCCTAATTCGCAGCATCTGTTTGGAGAGGCTATTGATATTAAGCCTTATGGCTCTACTACTTATAGTCGGTTGCTTGAGCATATCCATAGTTATTCGGATAATACTCATGTATTTGACCAGTTGATATTATATCCTACGTTCATTCATATTTCGTTTGGTGGTCGTAATCGTCATCAGATAATTTATAAACGTAAATAGTTATGAAATTTTCTCCTGATTTGTTTAAGGCTGTTGACCATTGTCAGTATCGTTCGTTTATTACGAATAAATACACCGGTGCGCGTATTGCCGTTGATTGTGGCCAATGTGATTATTGTATCTATAATAGAGCCCAAAAAGCATCTATGCGTGTAAAGACCGCTGGAAGTTCTTTTAAGTATTCCTATTTTGTGACTCTTACTTATGATAATGAGCACCTTCCTCTTATGAATTGTAAGGTTCTTCATAGTGATTATGATGATGCTTTAGGCATTTCAGGAGATATTCATTTTGGCGATGAATATCATCAGTATATCCCTGTTTCTGAATATGAATGTGATGATAACTCCATGTTGCGTCATATATTCTTCGAACAGGTTCAGGGCACTGTGCCGTTTGACCGTGAAATTAAGGAATATGTACCTGTTAAGGATAATTGGTTTCTTAGTATGGATGCTATTCGTAGTTTTATCTATAAGACGCAATCCGTTGAGAAAACGTTATATCCTGTTGCTGAACAATACGGTCTTGGTAACCTTATTCCCTTTCTGAATTATGTTGATGTTCAGAATTATATTAAACGTTTACGTAAACATTTGTTTCAAAAATTAGGCTCTTATGAAACGTTACATTTCTACGCTGTGGGTGAGTATGGACCCGTGCATTTCCGCCCGCATTATCATCTCTTATTATTCACAAACTCGGAAGAAGTCTCCAAGGTATTACGATACTGTCACGATAAGAGTTGGAAACTCGGTCGTTCAGATTTCCAACGTTCCGCTGGTGGCGCTGGCTCGTACGTTGCGAGTTACGTTAACAGCCTGTGCGCTGCTCCCCTGTTATATCGCTCATGCCGCTCGTTTAGACCCAAGTCGCGAGCGTCTGTTGGATTTTTTGAAAAAGGCTGTGACTACGTGGAAAGTGAAGACGCTTATGCGCAAATTGAGCAAAAAATCGACTCTGTCGTTAACGGAAGAGTCTATAACTTCAATGGCGTCAGTGTTCGGTCAACTCCACCCATGTCGTATATCCGTTCCTTACTTCCACGATTCTCATCTGCTCGCAATGATGATAGTTCTTCGATTGCTCGAATTCTTCTCGCTGTTCACCGAACGCCAAAGAGAATTGCAAGATTCGGATTCGTTAATTACAAACAGGATTCAATCTTGAGTCTTGTTCGTACTTATTATCAATATCTTAAGGTTAATTCTATTCTTACTGACGATGATAAGATTATATTACATGCTTCTCGGTGCCTTACTAGGTTCTGTAACAGTTCTAGTGATGTCGATATTGAGTCTTATATTAATAAGTTATATCGGTTGTTCCTATATGCCTATAAGTTCTTCCGTAACTGGCATTTGCCTGGCTTCGGTTCTGATATTAGTGCTTACTCCGGTCGTATTATGTTTATCATTAAAACAGGTATAGAATATGAGAAGAAAGCGGATTATGAAAGTTTACGAGATGCATATAATCTCCGTTCCCAATACCCTGAAATCTCGGATTGTATGTTTGCGTTGCCTCAGGACGGGCAGGAGCGTGATGTCTTGCAGTCCGTATCACGTGATACGGTTCAACTTCTTGAGCAACTCAGGTACCGTAGTTCGACATTCTGTCGTGATATGATTAAGCATAAGAAGCTTAATGATGCTAATAATATATTTAATCGTATGGTTTAACTTTAATTAATTAGTTATGAGTGATTTTAATCCTTTAGATCGAGCGAAAATTAATACCCATCGCTCATCTTTCGACTTAAGTTCGAAAAAGCTGTTCACCGCTAAAGTTGGTGAGATTCTTCCTTGTTATTGGCAGATTGCTATTCCCGGTAACAAGTATCGTATTTCCTCCGATTGGTTTACCCGTACTGTTCCGGTTAATACGGCTGCTTATACTCGTATTAAGGAGTATTATGATTTTTACGCTGTACCGTTGCGTCTGATTTCTCGTGCGCTTCCGCAGGCATTTACGCAGATGACGGATTATATGACTAGTGCGTCTAGTTCTACTACGAATACTTCTGCGCTTACTTCTGTGCCTAATGTTACTCAGAATATATTCAATTTGTTTTTTCAGCTGGCTAATGCTGGTGACCAGCCTAATACTCGTGATGACGCAGGACTTCCTATTGTTTACGGTTCCTGTAAGTTGCTTGATATGCTTGGCTATGGTTCTATGATTGCAACTTCTAATTCTGGTAAGGCCGCTATTACTAAGCAATATCTAGGTGTTGATAATCTTGGTGACGCTGATAACCCCTTGGTTTATCAGACCTCACAGACTGTCAATGCTCTTCCGTTCCTTGCTTATCAGAAGATTTATTATGATTTCTTCAGCAACTCTCAGTGGGAAAAACATAAGGCTTATGCTTATAATGTAGATTATTGGTCTGGTACTGGCAATATTGGATTAGTTACGGATATGGTTCAGCTGCGCTATGCGAACTATCCGAAAGACTATTTTATGGGTATGCTCCCTTCTTCTCAGTATGGTTCGGTAGCATTTCTTCAGCCTCTTGATAAATCTCTTGCGTCTAATGTTATTCTTGCTCGTGCTACTGACGGTATTAGTAATTCATCTGTTCGTAATCCTTCTGGCGGTAATGTTGTGCAAACAACTTCATTTAACTCTACTAATTCTGATAGACTGCTTCGCGTCAATACTGATCTTTCCGCTCTCTCAATTCGTGCCACTGAATACTTGCAGCGCTGGAAAGAGGTAGTACAATTCTCTAGCAAGGATTATTCAGACCAGATGGCTGCCCAGTTTGGTATTAAAGCTCCCGAGTACATGGGTAATCATGCTCATTATATTGGAGGTTGGTCTAGTGTTATTAATATCAATGAAGTAGTTAATACTAATCTTGATACTGATTCTTCCCAGGCTTCTATTGCTGGTAAAGGTGTATCTAGTAATTCTGGACATACTCTTACTTATGATTGCGGTGCTGAGCATCAGATAATTATGTGTGTATATCATGCTGTACCTATGTTGGATTGGAATTTGACAGGACAGGCTCCCCAGCTGACTGTAACTGCTATTTCTGACTTTCCGCAGCCCGCATTTGACCAGCTTGGTATGCAGTCTGTTCCCGCTCTTAATCTTCAGAATAACCCGGGTCGTAAAGTTTCTGGTGCTTTAGGTTATAATCTACGCTACTGGCAATGGAAATCTAATATTGATACTGTCCATGCCGGATTCCGTGCTGGTGCTGCCTATCAGTCTTGGGCTGCTCCTCTTGATGGTTGGCATGTATTGACTTCTTCCGGTGCTTGGTCTTATCAGTCCATGAAGGTTCGTCCCCAGCAGCTGAACTCTATTTTTGTTCCTCAGATTGATTCTGACAATTGTTCCGTTGCATTTGACCAGTTATTGTGTAATGTTAATTTCCAAGTATATGCTGTTCAGAATTTGGATAGAAATGGTTTACCTTATTAATTGATTTATTATGAGAAGTTTTGCTTATAAGAACCCCGATTATATTAAAAATGAGGTTGTTCCCGAGTTGGTTGAGGAACATCCGTGCTATCAACAGTCTGTATACGATACTGTTATGTATGATGAATCTCCTGACGGTGATTTGATTCAATGTGATATGACGCAGATTCTCCTTAATCAGGAAAAGTATCGTCGTCTTCTTGGTGATATGAATGTTCAGAATATCCTTGCCCAGATGCATCCTACTCAGTCTACTGTTATGGATGGTATGACTGATGAGCAACGCTTTGATTGTGTCATCTCCCGGCATTGTCAGACTATGTCGGAACGACAGGCTGTTTTACAACAGCTGGCTAGTGAGAAGTCTGAACTTACTAAGTTCGCACAGGAAATGTTGGCAGAGCAACAGTCAGCGCCCGATAAGTCGCCCGCCCCTGACGCTGCTGCTCAATGAGGTTCTATGATATTGGAGAAAGCCCCTTGATGGGGCTCTCCGAAAAACATATTGCTCCGCTTGTTCTTGGCGGTATCATTGCTGCCGGTGCTTCGCTTGCCGGTAATGCCATTGGTGCCTCTTCGCAGAATAAGACTAATCAGACTAATATTGATATTAATCGTGAGAATAATGCGTTTAATGCTGAGCAAGCTCAAATCCAGCGTGATTGGCAGGAAAAGATGTGGGGAATGAATAATTCTTACAATTCCCCCAATGCCATGATTTCTCGTGGTTTGAATCCGTTTGTTCAGGGTTCTGCTGCCATGGCAGGTTCTAGAGCTCCTGCTTCCGGTGGTTCTGCTGCTTCTGCTGCTCCTCCTCCTAGTGTTCAAGCCTTTCGCCCCGATTTTTCTGATGTCGGTTCTGCTCTTGCTTCTATGGCACAGGCTCGTGCTTCTATGCTTAATGCTGAACAGAATGCTTCTCTTACGCCATATAGGATTGACCTGCTTCGAGGTTCTACTGATTATCGTAATATCGCTGTTGGTGAGTCCGGTTATTGGAATCCTTCTACTGGTAGACGTTCCGCTCTGTTGGATCAGTCTAAGGAATATCAGGAGCTCAAGAATATGGAGTTTGCTGGTCGTCTTACTGCTGCCCAAGAAACACAGATTTTACTTGATTCTCGGGCTCAACTGATATTGAATAAATACCTTGATGAACAGCAACAGGCTGATCTGCTCATTAAGGGTCAGACTCTTGCTAACCTATATGCACAAGGTGCTCTTACTGAAGCGCAGTATAAAACTGAGCTGGCTAAGGCTGTTAAGTTGTCTGTTGAGACTAACGGTCTTAGGATTCAAAATAGAATAGCTGAGGAAACTGCTGATTCTCTAATTAAGGCTGCTAATGCTTCTTATGAATTACAGTATCGTGATAGTACGTATGATTATAAGAATGTTAAGTTACGTAAACATACGGAGTATAAAACTTCTATGGCTCAACAGAAAGCCGCCGAGTATGGTGCTGAATTGGCTCGTAAACAAGGCCGTACTCATTATTGGGAATCTGTATCTCGCGGTCTTGGTTCTATTGCTTCCGGTGCTGGTAATGTAATTGGCTCTTTTCGCCCTGGTGCTAATATTTATCGCAACGATTATGGTTCTCGTAATACTACTATTTATAACGGTCGGTAAAACTATTCTCTTTCCCCCGCGAAGCGGGGGAAAATTTTTTTTGTACATTTATTAACATTTTCTAAACACTCTTTAACTCCAACTTTGTTGTACTTTGCAAACTATTTTGTATCTTTGTAATGTAGAAATAAAACGGATATGTTATGAATTACGAAGTTAGAATTAAAAAAGGACGTAAAGTCGTGTTTTCATTGTGTGTAACATCTATGGATGATGCTTTGGAATGGTTCTGTAGATATGAAGCCAAACAGGATGTATCTGATTGTGTTTTTCAGATTATTCCTAAGTTTGTTAGGCAATAGCGTTCTTCAGGACTAGAAGCCCATCGCGGCGTTTGAGCGATATACACCCGCCGCCCGCGTAGGGCCTGATCGAAAAACGGAGCGGAGCGACTTCCTTATAGGAGCGCCCCGCTCCGGTATTTTAGCACGGAGTGCGCAAAGGCAAGACAGTCCCTGCCTTGCCGTGCCTATACACCTTTGTATGCATCCACTTGTTAATTAAGCGAAGCCCCTAGTTGTGTGCGAAGCAAATCCGAGTTATCTTCTCGGATTCTCCATCCCTCGTCCATAAACGCACAACTCACACTCCATCACAAATGGTCCTCTCCCCACAATTTCTAAAAAAAAATTTGGAAACACAAAAAAAACTCATACCTTTGCACTATGTAGAAGTTACAATTATTATTAACACTTTAAAATTATTACCGTTATGCAAAGATTTATTATTTCAGTTAAAGACAGAAATAC